TAATAAATGCCCATTTCTTTTATTTGATGATTAGCTGGAGTGACATACACCACTCACGTTTACGAGTGGTGCGTGCCACAAATATATATCCTATGATGTATTCCCCTGCAAAAACTATTTCTGATAGGGTATAAGGTTCTTTGCCTCTTCCTCCCACCTGTCCCCCTCGTTGCCTTCGAAATCAAGGTAAACAGTTCCGTTGTTCAGATCATCAAGGGAAGAGTTAAGCCCCACGACAATCATAGGGAATCCATCACTTGGATTACATACTTTATCACCGATTTTCAGTTCCGTTATCTTCATTATTATGCTTTTCCTTTAGTTTGTTAATAAAATCAATGTCTCTAAGCAGTTGGCGCAAGCGACCGCTCTCCCTGCCATCTTCAACCCCTTTCTCGTATGCAATCTTGCACCCGTGAATAAATGCGTATAGGATTATAACGATTATTAGCATTATATTCAACATATCCGATATGCTCATACAGCCTACTCTCCTATCTCCTCGTGGTATTTCTTCAACGTCTCTTTCACACGCTTTGCAGCTTCTTCGGTTTGCTCTTGAGTTCGGAAATAGTTGTAACTATGGAAACTATTACCTTCATAGTCGCATTTATTTTCTCCATCCTTGGGTCTACGACAGCTTGACACCCCCATATTACTATTTACATAAGAATATTCTTCGCCTTCCTTTGCTCGCCACCTTACCTTCTCTACTCGCTTCTCCTCAGCGTTCCACTTTAAGCCTTGCTCTTTCATTTTAGCGAAGAGCAAGGCTTTCTCTTCTTCGGAGGCGTGGCGAAAAGAATGTATATTCCAACTATTGTTATAGTTATGTTTCATATTAAAATGTGAGTTAAAACTTTCCGATGAGTGACTCTCTTTGTATATCAACATTAAATCGTCGTATATAGAGTGTAGTACATCTCCGTCCTCGAAATCTTTCTCAAATACCACACTTCCGTCCTTAACTATTGCCTTGCAACCCTCGGGAATGGCGATTGTATCACCGCATTGTAATTCTACTTTCATAATTTTTTTGTTTGTTATTATTATTTTAATTCCAACTTGACACTGCATTTACTCTTTTGGTAATCAAACAGTCTGGGAATGATGACAATACGTATATCATCATTTACAATGAACTCGCTCGCTTCCATCCGATGATTATTCGTCATTTTCACGGAGGTTATGTCAAGGAAATCCATTGCTTGTTTCAGGGTTTGAAGCCGATTGGCAAAGAAACGAGCAGACCCTACTTCGATTATAAAATTCTTTGCTTTTTCATATTCAATCTCCCCAGCACCGTCACAGAACGGGCAGTCATATATACGTTCATGGATGTTCCCGCACCTGTCTGTATATTTGTAAATCATATCACCACTTCCTCCGCATTCCTCACATTCTACCATATCTCCTACCTTGAATATCTTGTCGAATTTGCGGCGTGCTTCCAATGCTTTGCTTAATGCTTCAATGGTGATAGTCTTTTCGCAAGGATGTCCTAACTTTGGAATCTGTAATGTTCCTTTAGGATATTCGCCAGAAAGAATTTCGGGCTTTATCCTGATAAGGATATATCCATCCGTACTCCATACCTCGTCGTATTTCGTGTTGAAAAACGGGGCAGAACACAAAAGATTAGGATAGCTTTTGTTACAGAACTTATCCAGCAGTTCCGCTTCATTCTTTATTTTCATAATATTTACTTTTAATCTACTAATTCAAAACTATACGCTACCACCCACGGGTTACTCTCCCACGTGCGCCCACCGATGATTTTATACATAAGCGACGCAAAGGCTCTGCGTGGGGTTGAGTTATAGATAGGTTCTACGAGCCTGTTCCCGTTACGCATATATGCCTTACTATAACTGAACATACAACCATTCGCAAAAATTTCCTTCCTAATCCCCTCTCGCAGTATATCCTCGTCTGATATACCCTGCAAGCGTTCCACCTTAACATCCGTAATTCTGATGTGGTGGGGCATTAAGTCTGCCCTAACGAACATTTTGTTAGTCCAACCTGCCTTATACTCTTTACGTGGCATTCCCACTTCATCAAGTATAGCATCGCTGTACATCGGCAGGCTTTCGATAATATCCTTGTATGGCTGCGCAATAGCAACTATATCACCAACCTTATAAGACAGGTGCTTTGCCGTTTCCTCCCAATTACCAAGCGGTGTACCCTCTTTCAGTAGTCGCCTTGTCATTGTCTTTGTTCCGCCAAGTACTGCCTTTGTAAGGCAATACTTGTCATTAAACATCATCTTCTTAGTCATAATCTTCTAATATTTTTGCTTTAATTTTCTTTGTTTGTGCGAAAGAGCCTCGCCAAGGCAAGCATCCGTCATACACTGTAGCCCATGGCAGATACCATGCACGTTTCACTTCCACCTCGTATAAACAAATGCCTGCTTGAACTATTCTAACTTTCATACGCTTTACTTCAATAATTCGGGGTTATCTGTTACGTTGCCAATAATTTCAATACCAATAATTGAACCGTCAAGTTTGTAGCCGTTTGTATCAAAATAGGGTTCATGGTCTACAGTTGCTTTGAACTCGTCAAATTCTTCGGACTGAATGCCACAATATGATATTGGCAAAGGACGACATGTTTCGTCATCCACGCAAAAACAATCATCAATATATTTTACTTCATGTTCTTTCTTTACCAGTTTGCTCCCATATCCTTGCAAGGCGAGGTTGCAGTCGGGATTAATACAATAGGTTTCTGTTCTGTAATAACTAATTATATCCCCCTCAAAGATTTTCTTTCCGTTTTTATCTTTCAGTCCAGTGTACTGACATAGACGCACGACCTCCACGCAATCACCTTTGGCGTTTAACACAAGATATTCTGCTGTATGTGTCTTGTATGTCCCAATGCCTACCATCCATATTCCGCCCTTTCCTATAGGCTGACCTCTAAACAATATTTCTCTTTTCATATTACTTTTCTTCTTTTAGTTCCTTAAACACTCCGCATCCCTTAATACCATGTAGCAGGTAGTGGAAAGATTCGCATACCATACTGTTATTACATACTTCATCCTCGTTTAAATCGCACTTGTCACAATCTACTTCCCTGCTTGTTTCAAGAAAGATGTACTGCTTATCGTTTATTGTTATTCCGTTCATAACTAATTATTTTATAAATTCAAAATTAGCTTGATGGTGAGTAAAGTCGCCATTGCCGAATATGGTTGCCGCATAATACTTACCATCTTCAAATATAAATTCCAAATAATTTTCATCTTGGAAATAAACATCTACATTTGGCGGCAACTCATTCTTAATAAAATCGTTTGCGGTTTCTGTATTATTTGCAAAATAATCTTCCGTTTCCCAATAATACGAACCATTTTGAATGTCTGATATTGATACCATACTGTTTTAATCTTCAATGTTAATCTTTACCATCCAAATAAACCACTGAAAACATAAGAATGAATACCACAAAAATCAAGATAAAAAACCATCTCGCAATCACATCTACGTGTGCTACCCATGCTATATCCCAATTTACAAAGGCAAATGCCATGTAAAGGACTATAAAGAAAATAACACACAATGGTAATAATACTTTAATCATTTTGCAATCCTCCAATTACCTTGTTTATACTTCGCATACGGACATGAAATCCATATTGGCTCGGACTTGATAAACCAACCACATTGTAACAACTCCGCACATGACTTTGGTTCGCTCATTTCAAAAGATATATTCTTTCCACAACGAGCGCAATTACACTCCTTAATCACTACGTATCGGTGTTCTTTATCAATGAGTGGGGCTGCGTACATTTCCTCAACGTGTATGTGTCCGAATATTCTGCAAATTAGTTTCTTAATCATAATTCTTCAATTTCAAATTCTGTTTTAGGAACTCTACATATCAAGTATAAATCATCAGGCTTTAGAGTAGGAAAGAACTTCCCATACTTCTTATAAAGTCTGCCTTGTTCATTAAGTGAAATAAATACGAATGTATCTTTCCCTCTTAATACATTGTTCTCTGTCAGATAAACCTTACCTGTCTTTGACAAGTTATTTCCGTTGCTTGTGGGCTGATAATATAATCCACTCGCTTTATGTTTAATTCTGTATGGTTTCATAACCCCAATGCTTGTTTAATTCGTTCCTTGTAGTCCTCGTTAGCTGCCTGCTTGGCTTCTTCAAAAGAGCAATCAGCAGGGGTTGGAATTCCCTTTCCATTAAATCGTAATATCTGCACCATTAAATTATCAATGGTATATCTACCAAAAGATGTATCTGCAAATGGGAAACGTTCAAGTCCCTTCCATTTCAATTCAGGTAAACTCTCCACCACGCTCTCACGCCCAGCGTTGAAAGCTGCCTTGATGTCACTTTCTTGATACAAAGGCATATTAGGAAAGTTGCCATCTTTAAAGTAGATAGCGCCCTCCTTTGCCTTAACGAGATATTCTTCTGCTAAATCTTTGTAATTCATAAATAATCCTTTATTCTTCCGTCTTTACATTTTGGGCACGAGTACCACTTCTTATCAACCTCTATACCGTTGTGCCATATAGGCATATAGTATCCACCCCTTCCATAGCAATGGGGACATAAATATCTTTTCATTTATTTACCTCCTGTTTGATTCACCCGTTATCGTTACTCTTCTTGTGATAGCGTGAAGCCTATCAACCACCCTATCACCATATTTAGCTTTCAAATGGTCTTCGTCTAAGTTGGTAGAGAACATCAGCAATTTGCCGTCACGTTCGGCTAAATCAACCAGCTCGGCAAACGGCACACGCTTGTTTCCGTAGATGTTTGATACATCCTCCGTTCCTACATCGTCAATGTAGATGATGTGATTTCGGATAATATCATCGGGTGACTTGTTGAGTTCATTTGCCGTGCAGATTGTTACCACCTTTCTGCAATAGTGGTTAAGAAGTAAAGGAATAATTCGCATTCCTATTAATGTCTTACCAACTCCACAGCCACCGACAAGCATTAATCCCTTTCCTTTGTTATCAGTGAGCCACTGAACTATCTTTTCATAGTCGGTATTCCACTTTGCAGCGTCACCACAGAAGTATTTTAATCCTCCTTTGAGGTGTGTCCCTGCGTTTGGCACACTGATTTGCACATTATCAGGTAACGGCTTATACGTTGTATCTCTTAACCGCTCAATAGCGGATTTGAAGTCTATTTGTTCCATTTACCAATCGCTATCTTTATCGTAATTCATTTCAGATGATTTGAGGGCAGTAGTTCTCTTTGGCACTTTCTCCCTGCTTGCCCACGTCTGTAACCTCTTTGCAGTTTCCCACGTCTTTTCAAATTCAAAGCGCATCTTGGTTCCTGATTTGTTCTTTTCAGTCCAATAGTTGAAGAAATCACGTATCATCGTAGGCTCATAAGTGCCACCTCGTGAAGAAACAAAAGGAATAAGGCTCTTTTCAAACGCTTTCTCTCGGTCTTTGCATTTCGCCTGTAAGGATGTTAAAACCTGCTTTGATTGCTCGTTAGATTTCTTCTTGCCAAAGCGATAATCATCGCATTTGTTCACGACAAAGAATGTCCCTTTCGGGTTGGCTATTGTGTCTATATCTCCTTTGTTAGCAAGTGAGGATAAAACATTTCTACAAGTCTGTAGGGACAATCCGCAATCATTTGCAAGGCTTCGATAACTCGTTCGTGAAATGCCGTCATCGTCAGCCCCCACGATTAGCCGTAACATTACAATCTGCTCGTGGGGGGAATATCGAATGGTAAACTTATCGTCAAGTTTTATCATACTGCGTCAAACAACGACTTTTGAGATACATCACACTCTGCCTTTTTGCAATTCTTCACCGCTTCTGCAAAGTAGCTATCTTTCAACTCAAAGCCTATACCCTTTCTATTCAATAAAATAGATTGATATACTTCTGACCCAATGCCTAAGAAAGGAGTTAACACTGTGTCCCCCTCGTTACTCCAAAGGGTAACGGCTCGCTTGATTGTGTCGAGCTGCAAAGGGCATACATGTTTCTCGTCATTGCTTTCTCGCCCCGATGCTGCATTAAGTGTGTTTGAGTAGTCGATGTCCATCCATACGGGTGATGCATACTTCTGCCAAGTGTCGACATCAATACCGCAATGTATTGGGTGGTCATGCTCACCTTCCTTTCTGAAAACAAGGAGATAATCTGGAATACCCACACGGCTCATTGCGCTATCTTTCTTCACTTGCTTATGAAGCAATCCAAGAGCCTTTGTACGCTGCATTTCAGTTACGGGGTTCTTCCAAATCGTAACACGTGAGTGATAGATAAACCCTGCATCTTGGAATGCTTTGAGTATCATTCCCGAGAAATCACGAAGACCGATATAACCCTCTTTGCCTTTCTGAATAGGCAAGTCCATACAATGAACTGCAATGTTACGACCACTCCAAAGAACACGATACAACTCCTTTACAAGGAAATTGAAAGCGATAAAGAACTCTTTGTAATCTTTAGAGTTGCCCATATCCTCCAATTTGTCAGAATATGTATAGAGTTCTGCAAATGGTGGTGAGAAGATAGAAAAACCAACACTCTCATCTGGAATATCCTTAATGAGTTGCACGCAATCGCCAAGACGAATATCACACTTATCTGATTTGTAATTCTTATCTGTTTCCATTTTGGTCAGCTTTATTAAATTCTTAACATTTCGGTTTGTTGCTTCGCTCATCTTCTTTTGCATGTTGAGGAAAGCATCTTGTTTTTCAATGATTGACTTTCTAACGTTCTGCATAGTATCAGTGACGATAAGGAAGATATTAACATCATTATTCTGTCCGAAACGATACGAACGTCTGATGCCTTGATAGGTCGCTTCAAAGGAGAAGTCAAGCGAAGCGAATACTTGATTATGACAATTTTGATAGTTAAGTCCATATTGCGCAATCTTTAGCTTTGTAATAAGAACTCTAAACTTATTATCAGCAAATCCGAGCAAATTATCCTTCTTATATTGTTTCGTGTCACTACCTTTTACCTCGACCGCATCGGGGATAAGCGAACGTAGTATCTTGCCCTCGTCGTCATGACCAATCCAAACGATAAATTGTTCATTTGAGTTGTTAACCAATTCAGCAACTTTCTCCATACGTTCCTTTTGCGTAGCTTTTAACTCCTTATGGAACGTGGTAGCAGATACTGCAATATCGTTGAACAGCATGCCGTTATCTCGCTTTTCTGTTTCGATAAACACTTCTTCAATGTTGAGATTAGGAAGAATGTATTTAGATCCGTCAAATCCAATATCTGAAGGAGATGTTAGCATCACCGCCCACGTTGATACAAAGTCCCAAAAAGAACGCTCAGCATGTCCTTTCAATCGCCAAGAGGATGTATTCCCACCATCATGAACGAAGTACATAGCAAGCATTTCATTACGTGTCATTACATTGAGAAACTCAGCATGGTTACATAGCTCCATAGTATCGTTTGGTGAAGGTGTAGCCGTACAACATAACTTATAGGGTGTTTCATTGAAATCATCTACAAGCTGCTGCTTTGTCTTGCCGTTGAAATTCTTTAAGATAGAACTTTCATCAAGCACCACACCGCCAAACAGATACGCATCAATGTTTTCTAAGTTATCGTAATTCGTAATATATATGCCTGCCTTTAAGTCTTGGTCAAACACCGTCAGACTAATCTCAGAAACGTTATATCCGAACTTTGCACCCTCTTTAATCGTCTGATGGATGACACCCAAAGGAGCAAGAATAAGTACTGGCTTATTCGTGTGTTCTGAAACATGCTTTGCCCATTCTAACTGTTGGAGTGTTTTGCCAAGTCCGCAGTCCTCGAACAATGCGTATTTACCAGCCGATAAGGCTTTCTTTACGCAATATTTTTGAAAGTCAAATAAAATGGGGTTTAAGTCTTTATCATCGACATTAAACCCCGATTTCTGTATCTTTACTTGTTTTGTTTTAAGAAAATCTAAGTATTCCATTATCAATTAAATATCACATTCGTTAATTGTTTACCATTACTAAACACTGCCCACTTGCCTTTGCCGTTGGTGTCGATGAGTTTCAAGTCCTCAACCTTGCCAAAGCGATTGATATTTCCGCAAAGGTCTACAAACCACGCTTGCTTGTCTTTGTATGGTCGTATCTCCCTACCTACTATCTGATAATACATAGCAAGCGACATTGTAGGACGTGCCATTACGACAGTGTCAAGCTCAGGATAATCAAAGCCAGTTGTCAATACTCCTACATTCACAACAACCTTTATTTTACCGCTCTTAAAGTCATTCAAGATGCGTTCACGTTCCGATTTTGGTGTCGTTCCCGATACCATTTCGCAGCAATCAATGCTTTGTGTCAGTCGTTCAGCCTCTTTCAGAAAGCGAGTAAAGACTAATATGCCTTTCCTTGCTCCGCCACGCTTTGGGCAAAGCAACCGCCTAACGATACTGACTAAATAGCCGTAGAAATCAATTCTGTTGTATTCTGCTTCTACTGATTTATCCGTATAGTCTGCACCAGTTGAATTTGCTTGCAGATTATTCTCATCCCACCCTAATGGGTTCATTTGGAAGTAATCTATCTTTGAAAGAAAACCCATATCGAGTAATGTTGATATTTGCACTTGATAGATAACCTTTGAGAATATCAGCGGTCGTGTTCGAGTAAGGAACTTCAGCATTGCACCAAAGCTGCTGGAACTTAATCTGTAAGGAGTAGCGGTCAGCCCTAACACCTTGCACCCCGTAGCGTGGATAAATTCTTCATACATACCGCCCTTTGCGTTGACAAAGTGGCACTCATCTATGATTACGTTATTGAAGTGCTGAAAGTCATCTGTGTGTCTTATCACGCTGCCTATCGTTGCAAAAGTTATACGGCTTATATTCTTTGAATTGAATGAAGCCGAGTAAACAGAGCAGTCAAGCACGCCATAGGAGCATAGTTTCTTGTAGTTTTGCTCAAGTATCTCTTTTGACGGCTGAAAGACAAGCGTATGCCCTTGCAGTCTGTTAGCAATGTCAGCTATCACAAGCGACTTTCCGCTACCCGTAGGCAGCACCATGATAGCGTTATACTTTGCTTTCTTATCATTTAAAAAGGCTACCGCAGTATCGGAAGCCTTTTGCTGATAATCTCTAAGTTTATACATCATATCCTTATCCCTTTCTCATCACTCAATTTCTTCACTAAGGCTGAATAATACTTAATCAGTTGCTCAAGTTCAAAGCAAGACCACTTCTTTGTCTGATGTGCTTTCGCTTCAAGTATTTGGTATCTTTGCGTTCCTATCTTTCTGATAAGATTCTCACGATACCCAATAAGGTGGTCGGCTGAAAACCTATTACAAAATCTACATTCACTATTGCAATTCTCCTCATCGAAGCGAGTAGACATATGTCTTCTCGAGTGGTAATGCCCACAATCAGATTGGTCGAAAGGCTTTATCTTTCCACACGATATGCAACGGAACGTGCCGTTAGGGAAAGCATCTCGCAATCTGATATACTGACTGAAAACCTTATCCAGTTTCTTTACCAAAGTTGATTGGCTTGCTTGCCGTTTCTTTGGTTTGTCTGTTTTCTTTTTCTTGATGTAGTATGGCATTACTTAAATCCCCATTCTTTCATATAATCAAATCTTTCTATGCCTTTGAACTCGTCAAGTTCTTTTGGACTAAGAACAATTTTGTTATAGCGGCGTTTGCCTTTCCATTCCTCTATTACGCCATTCGTATATGTTTCAAAGTCTATTAGTGAAACACTAAAATAGGTTTGAAATCTATATCCTTGTACAGACGCTCCTAAATATCCGAATTTCTTTATACAATAGTTTGTTACTATCTCTTGTTGCAATCCCTCTGTTGAATAAACAGCTACAAGTAATCCACTTGTAAAAAGCCCTGTTTCTGTCAAGTCAGGAGAATGCCTTACCAAAAAGAATTTTATCCTATCCAAAAACTCTTTTCTATTTTTCTCGTATTCTCTGCATTTAATTTCCGATTCAAAAATCTTTCCGTCAAATGCCTTGAAAATCGTTGCTGATGTTATTATTTCCATAATTCTTTTTTTAGTTAGTCGGAGTATGCGGACTCGAACCGCAACTGCTTAATCCCGTTTCACCTGCCCCCGTTGCTATCCCACAGATAGGTGTTGAGTATCGTCCCTGTTTCTGCTGTGCTAACCAATTACACTATACTCCGAAATGAGACCTTTGTTAATCTAAGGAAAAGCCTTGCAAGTAAATCATAGACCTGTTCTGTTTAACAGTGTTTTTACGTGTTTCCTACTCACCGTTCTATGATACCTCTACTTAGATTGTTGGAGTTTGGTCTCGTTTGCATTTCTCTGAATACTCTTCGTCATTTGCATCACCGAGTTAATTCTCAATTAAGCACCCACCTAAGTTTGCACCTTAGATAGATACGATGGGTGTCTGACTTTCTTTTCAGATTTAGCTTGGTATTGTTTAAGCCTGTTTCTCACGCAGGAACTATTATCGGAATAGCAAGGCCATTCTCCTTACAATGGTTTCATTATCTGTTATCCCAATGGGTAGTCCCACCGCCTTTCTCTTTGACAATATTCCTAAGTTACTTCTTAAACTTTACCAATTAGCCAACTATTTTCCTCTTTGTGCCTTGGGCAGGATTCGAACCTGCATTTACGTCTAAATCACATAAGATAATGTATTAAGAAGAGTTGAACTTCTTTCTTTGCGCGCCATCTGTGTTCCGTACACCATAACACATTCAACTTATGTATGCGTCTACCAATTCCGCCACCAAAGCAGGGTGTGGGGACGCTTCCCCACTAGAAATTATTAAGTAACGAAAAGACCCTCACGGGCTTATTTCTCTATGAACGGTATCTCGGGCGCAATCTCCCTGATGGCGGCAATCTGCTCATCAATGATAGCATCCAAAGTCCTGTCCACCACTTCCTGCGCACCGGGCGACACGAGCTGCACGGTCACGTCATGCCCGTCGATGGTGGCATAGGTCTCCACTTCGACAGACTGCGCTTCTGTGCCCTTGAAAACTGGTAGCACAACAGAGAAACTGTCGGGCATGTTGGAATCCACAATTTGCGAGTAGTTGTCCGTGTATGATCCGTTTTCCTTGCGGTCTCGCTCGTAGTCGGTGTTGACCTTTGCCTTGAAATTCTTAAAGACTGACACTAATTTCATGTTAGTATCACGATTGGCAAAGTAAGCACGGTTCATCTTGATGAATTGGCTTAGATGGATAGGTTCCCATGCGTAGCCGTCGTTGATATGGAACGCAGCAAACTGACGTGACAGCTGGAGCTTGCCGGAAACAACCATCTTGTTTCGTGCGTCGGTCTCGTTTGCGACGAGCGTCATGGAAAAGCTGTCCCTGTCTACGATGATGTGGGTGTGTCCGTGGTCTATCTGTCCCTCGCATCCCCACCGCTTTTCGAGGAATGAAAAGACGGCACCGATTGTTCCTGTGATGCTAACCTTTTCTGGTTCAAGCAATGGAAGCTCGTTTACTCTATCAACTTCACGAATGATAATCTCCGCTTTATGACAATCTTTGTCAAGATTAATCTGCATTTTTTCGTTTTGCATAATTGAATATTGTTAAATGGTTTTATTCTGCTTTTCGCATTTCCTTAAAAATGGTAGGTGATAACTCTTCTTTTGTAGATGGGCGGCTTGATACAAGTACACCCTCTGCATTATAGAAGCACGCCATGCGCTCGTTTTCGTCCACGAACTTGTAGCACTTCTCGCTCACGACACGGCTCTTAGCCTTGATGTCGCCGAGGAGCACTTTCACTTCCTCTTTGAGTGGCTTCAATTCGAGGTTCACTTCCGCCTTGTAGTCTTTAACAGCCTCATTGAGGTCGTTGATTTTAATGGATTTTTCGGCAAGTTCAGTCTTCTTCTTTGCCAGTTCGTCGGCATCGAATGCCTTGCTGTAATCCATTTCTACCACTTCGTCTGCGTTGTCAAGGAGGAACTGCTTGCGCTCGTCCAAGTCCTTGATGTCCTGTCCTAATACTTTCTGCATAATTTTGTTTGTTTATAAAAATTCTTTATTACGTTCGATTTCTATTTCCATCTGCTGAATGATGATGTACTCATCAGCACTCGGCAGATAGATACCTGCTTCTTGTGAAGCCCAATTTCTAAATCTTTCGATTGATAAACTAAACTCGCTTGTATCAAGGTCAGCACTGCTTCTAAGAACTTTTATCTTGCCCAAATACTTATCTTCTTTTTCTCGGATAAATAAATCGGGGTTAACAAGTTTCTTATAATATTGCTGTTTGACCCATTCAAGCGTATTACCTGTTTGTGTACCGAAATAAGCAAGAAGAACGTGCAAATACTTGTTCTGCGGTAAACTTCTTCTTGGCTTTTTCTCGGTCAGTTCTATAATTTTCCCACTATCAGCTAACTTCTTTGCACGAAGCAGGAAGTTAGCCTTATCGAGTGAGTTGGATGTGTCGTAAACCATTAGAATGGAGTATCATCTTCTACCTGTGGGGGTTGATAGGTAGGTTGTGCGGGCTGCTGATATTGTGGTTGTGGTTGGCTCGCCTGCTTTAATTCAATCTTGTAGCCACGAATACGAGTGAAGAAACGTGTTTGTCCGTCTTTCTCATACTTCGTTCCTTGCAAGTCAAACGATACCACAACTATATCGCCCTGCTTAAATTGATTTAATAGCTGGCAATTATCACCGCTAAACTCGAACGACGGATAATTATCATATCCTCGCTCACCCGTCAGACCATCGAAACGAGTAGCGTCTAATACTAACTCTCGCTTGTAATACGTCTTACTGCCGTCTTTTGACTTAAGAGCCTCGGTGTCGCCTATTTGGAACACACGACCGATAATTTGATTTGCCATTGTCTTATCTGATTTGTAATGATTCACTAATGTTTGTTATCTTCATGCAAGCTGCATACGCCTCGGGATATTCGTCCTTGAGTTTCTTCTTGTCTATATCCTCACGGGTGCTTGCTGCCTTGCGTGATAGCGTGATGTGTTCGCCCTTGTAGGTTTTCACATTGTTATCTTGCATGAGTTTTAATAGTCCCTTTGAAAGTTCCTTCTTCTGTGCCTCAAGCTCTTTTATCTGCTGTACGAGCGTATATACCGCCTTTTCTGCCTGCTTGATTTCAGACGGCATACTGTCCGCCTTGCCTGTTGGGGTGTTGAATTTGCACCCCTTAACCTCGCATTGCAGTAAGTTCTTAATGGTGTCGGATTCGACACGTTTTACTTCTGCGAACTCCGACTTATCGTCACGTAACCAAAGCGCATAGAGCTTGCTTACCCTTAACTCGGGGTTTTGCAGCTCAAAGAGATAGGCGTATATGCTTAACTGCCATCGCACGTATTCTTTGTCCAGCGTATAAGTCGTCTTGAGGTCAGCAAGGATAACATCGTCGCCCTTGCATAACACGAGGTCTATTGCGCTCGCAAAATGCTCTCTGTCCGTTACGATATACTCGTTTGCGAGTGTCGTGAGTTCATTCTCTCGCTTGATACGCTTGTAACTCTCAAGCTCGGGAGTGGTGTCTTTTGGTTCAAACCCCGCATCGAACAACTCGATACTCTCATGCACCATCGTACCACGTTCGGCGGCTCTGTCAAGAATCCACTGCGGGATGTCCTTGTACATGTCGGGGAATAGCTGGGACTTAATCATCCCAGTTATCCCCTTTAATGCTATCCCATTCAGTGAATACGTGTGCTCTTCTTGATTGAATGCCACTTGGCTCTCTACTAATTTTATCATTTCAGTTCTTTTTTGCGTGCGCTCATTGCGCCTCTAAATATAGGGTTAGGTTGATAGGCGGAGCACTCGTCCCATATCCTACTCAATTCGTCAAGACTTCTTGCAGCCTTGATGTTTGCAAGAATTAACTCAAGATTAGGGTCGGTAGGCGGCTGCGTGTACTCTTTGTTTACATTCAGCGCATCAGCGTCTTTCGTGTCATCAATACAGAACAAACCATTCAGTGCATATTTGCGAGCGTAAGAACTCGCTGCGCCTGTAATCTGCGAGACGTCCATACCCGACTTGCTCTCGCTTTCACGTGCAAAGGCGGTCGTTTGAATTGTGTCCTTTCCAAAGGATAATACAACCGTCGCCTTAACGTATATCCGATTGCCTACCATCACAATATCGTCTGATATGGTAAGAAAACATCCATTCTCTTTCAATAGTGGCTTGACTGCCTCAAGAATATCCTCTGCGCTTCTGTACTTGTAATGCCCAAAGTTATTCGTCTGTCCCTTTGGAGCTTTCAACCTTGCTTGGATGTCAAGCAAAGCATCATTAATCGTCTTTTCTTCTTTCATAATCACTTAGATCATTAGTTATCATTAGTCGATTTATCCGCATGGTCGCAAAAGCCCCCTGTATCTCTGCCTTAGAGTAATACAAAGGAGAGTTTACTGCATTACCCTTACGAGCATGGATTAGCCCTTGTTTCTCTAATTCTTGAAACGTCTTAAAGTCTATCTTTCTGAATTTAAGCCATTTCTTGACTTCCGCCTGCCTTAACTTGTCTTGCGGTGGGTCATAATCCTTAACAGCAGCGTTATAACCCACACGAACGAAGTCGGCAACTATACCGCCTATATCTATAATATCCATAGGCTAATACCTCTGAATGATAGTTATATACCCTGCCTTTTCTTTCTTTGTGGTTGCAAACTTGTTGTTCATAGGGTCGCAACCTGCATAGCGGTTCTGCCGTGTACACTCCGTTTGTATAGAAGTCGGAGTATAGCAGTCAAGTGGAACGTGCAGTCTGTTACCTGCGCCAATATGCTTAAACAGCCCCGTAATACTATACTGCCTATCCTTTAATGTTCTTTCCATATTCTTCTTTTTTTTGTTTCGTGGGCATTGAGGAATCGAACCCCACTCACCTGCCATAGATGTCCTTAGATTAAAACCTCACTATTCTCACGAACCATGAGGATGAAGACTAAAACTTTAATATAAAACTATTAACATAACTTGCCATTCAGCTCTGCGAATATATCGTTGAAAGAAAACGGCTTTGCCCTCTCTGCTTGATTGTGGAGCTCTTCGCCGTGTTCTTTGGATAGCCTGCGCAACTCTTGCAGGCAACCCATAATACTATTATCACTCATTGAATATGTAGTTATAAAGTTCTTTTTTTGATAAAAAACACTGATGATAGTTGTAGCAATTTCTTTGCGAATCATAGTATATGACATCATCATCATCATCTTTTACAATTTCAGAAATAACAAACTTCTTTGCCTTTTGATTTGCAAAAGAAATACCCCACACGGTATCACCGATTGCCCGACCCAAGTAAAAATCTAATCTTTCCATAACTCTTCTTCTATTTGGTTAAACACTTCTTTGAAACATCCTCTAGCCTGCCAAATATAATTGGCAACAGCAGTGGCGCAAACTATTGCACCAACTGCCATTAATACCTGTATTACCATTTTAATTCACTTTCTGTTGCAGCACATATCTCATTCTCATCGATGTTAACAAGTATCTCATTCTCATCATACACCTGTATCTTCAGGCTAACATCAACGGATGTAACCACAAATGCGCCTGTACCATTCATATAGCCACACGTGTAATCATCTTCTGTATAGCCATTCACGCACACATACCCCTCAACATTAGCATAAGGGCTATACTCGTTATCATCATCTAATACTACGCACTCATTGATATGCTCATCGCCATTGCGACCACAATCAACCACGTAATCGATTATCTTTTCTTTCAAGAGTTCTAATTCATTCTGTTTCATAACTCGTTCAGTTTTTAGTTCTATAATGTCTTTAGCCTCTTCTTAGTTCATTTAGTTTCGGTATCTAAACCTTGTACGCACGCCCTAATCGAATAGTAGCAACATATCTCATTGCAGCGTGCGTTATATCTTCATTAGGCGAGACAGACCCCTAACCTGCCTACTCTCTTACGTATAGAGGGTTTTCGTAGCGTCATTTACGTTCTATATTTACTTCTGCCATCTGCAAGGTCATGGATTGTTAGTCTCTCTTGCAGCTTTTCATTTTCAATATCTTTTTGTGTCAATAGTTCAAAAAACGCTGTAAACACTTGCTTTTCTCAACTAAAAGGGTTACCTTTGCCGTTGTACTTAATTGTTTACGTTTGCAAAGATAGTTCTTTTGAACTTACTAACCAAACTTTGAACTAAATAAATAGTTCTTTTAACTAATATTTAAGATTGAGAAAGGTTTATTCACAAATATACCTTATACATAAAAAAGAGCATATCAAATATGCTCATTCTTTGAAATACTGATACAACCGATTTCTAATGGTTACTGAACTTGTTAACGAAGTAGACTTGACCTTTACCAGTCACTTTCGTTGTGATAGTCGTGTGTAACACTCCATTACTACCACTTCTCACACCCTTTTTGAGTTCAAACAAGCCCATATCGACGTACTTCTGATTAGGTATGTTATAACGCTCTCCTTTCGTGCCGAGATAGCCGTTATCTCGCATCCATAGGAAAAGTCGCTTTTCTCCCATAGGAGTGCCGTTCTGATTGATTAGCTTTGCGAGTTCACCAATCAAGCAGGAAGAAACAGAACCGCTGACCGCTTTAGTAAAGGTGATAGCAGGTTGAGCGGCTTTTACAGATTGTTCCGCCTCAATACGCTTCTGCCTTTCGTCCTTGAGAGCCGTGGCGAGTTGGATAAGATAGTCGGGATCGGTTAGCGTGCGTTCTATGATGTTATCCGTCATGTAAGCACCATGTTTACGGATTGACGGCAAAACCTCCTTGGTAACCCATTTACGAAAGGCTTTCGCTTCGGGTTTACGGCTGTCGAGGATTACATCGTACAAGCCGTCTTCGTTTACGAAGTTCGCATTTTGTACACCTCCTGCCGTTACAAGGGGTTCGGTTGAAACGACCCCCTTATCAAGTCGTTCCCTTACGTGTCCTTGTTGCAGACCAAGAGCATTACACACATCAGCAAGGCAAAACAATGGATTATCCGTTGTCCCTACCGTCCTTACTTTCCCAAATTGTGGGTTTTCAAAAATCTTAATTTCATTCATAAAAAATTGCGCCCAAACTATAATAATAAATAATTAAACTGCTAATGGAGGAGGGAGGGAGTAAGGCAGAGTTTCCCCTTACCCACCAACTATTAATGATTGGTGTCGGGGACTTGCCTTTGCTCTGCTGAACGTTATCAGTCGGTCACTCGGCACACTTCAAAGGAATAATCTCTGTAAGTGTCGTATGGCTTTCGGTATTATCACCGCCTGCACGCATCCATACTCAAGTCCTGCGTCTTTCTCCATGCACCCTTTTGAGAAAGTAAATAAGACCACGCCAAGGTGTATTTAGCCGTCAAACGTGGAATAAAGAGGTCGGTTGTATATAAACAAAAACCTCTGCAAGTGGTCAAGCCTTACAGAGGTGAAATATCTAAACTCCCAAATGGGATAATTTAGCGATGTCAGTCGCATTTCTTGACCAAATGCGATTGCAAAGATACTACATAATTCTGTATTAACAAAATAAAATCAGAAAAATATGGAAGAAAAAACTAAACGCTTTTTTAAAGTCCTTGACACTCTGGACGTTAGCGGATATAAACTAAGTAAACAAAGTAATCTTGTTACTCAACAAAAGTTGACGAATGCAAGAAAGGGAAGGAATACCATTAGTACAGATATAGTAATGGAGTTATCCCGATTGTATAAGCAAGTGAACCCAGACTATATTCTTATCGGTGAAGGTCCTATGTTTCTCACTGGTGACATAACTCAGTCTAGCGATGCCAACAATAGTGGGACGATAAACAACGACAACCGCAGGTACTATCAAGGTTGCAACAAGGAGAACTCGCAGGAAATATCAGAACTCGGAGAAAGAGTAACCGCATTAGAAGGCGCACCTACAATCAGCTACTCGCAGGGCAAGCCATACTATAACGTGGACTTTCTCGGAGGCTTCGACATCATTATCAATGACCAGACAATCAACCCTGAATACCTCATAGATTTCAAGAAATATGAAGATGCAGATTGCTGGTGCAATATTTCGGGTCAATCAATGGAGCCGTTAATCTCAAATGGTGATATAATAGCCATTAAGCAGCTTCACGATTGGCGAGAGTTCCTACTCTATGGCGAGGTGTATGGTATTGTCACAAAGGATATGCGTACGGTAAAACTTGTTACCAAGTCGCCAAAGGGTGATGACTACCTCCATCTTGTTCCAGTCAATAAGTCAGAAGAATATCAGCCGCAGGATATTCCTGTAAAGCTGATTACGCACGTGTTTCAAGTACTCGGTTGTATGAAGAAACTTTAGCATATATTTAGCAGGGCATAAGTAACAAATGATAAAATCGCTATATATCAGAATATTACACGTGCAAGATATTCCGCTTGTGGTTCTGAATGTCGTGGGTTCGAATCCCACCACCCACCCTTCAAGAATTAAGCGGAAGTCTTTTAATGACCTCCGATTTTTCT